TACTGTTAGTGCTGCAATATCTAAGATGGATACATACACAGGACTTCAAAACCGTCTTAAATTAGTGACTAATAACCAAGTGAGCTAAATAAAGCAACTGAAGATACGTTCCGAATTGCTCAAAAGACATATTCTGCTTGGGATTCAGTTTTACAGGTGTACCAGCGCTTTAGTGATAATGCCAAGACATTAAATCTTACGATGGAAGATACTGCCCGATTAACTGAAACCGTATCAAAAGCTGTGGCTATTAGTGGAGCAAGTGCGGAGGCCGCTGATGCAGCATTAGTACAGTTCGGACAAGCTCTTGCCAGTGGTACATTACGTGGTGAAGAACTGAATTCTGTAATGGAGCAAACCCCTGCTTTAGCAAAAGCTATTGCACAAGGCATGGGTATTACAGTGGGGCAATTACGTTCAGTAGCCGCAGAAGGAAAGATTACTTCAAAAGAAATCGTTAAGGCCCTTAATAATGTCCAAGACGATGTTGATGCGCTGTTTGCTAAAACTGATATCACAATTGGTCAATCACTCACACTTTTAAATAACGAAATTACTAAGTTTGTGGGTGAGGCTGGTAAAGGTAGTGGGGCCGCACAGGTATTAGCTGGATCAGTTCAAACTCTTGCAAGTAATTTAGATTTAATTGCAGATGGGGCATTGGTAGTTGGTATTGGGTATATCACTCATGCAATTTTAATGAAGAGCGCAGCAGTTAAGGATGGAATAACATCGACTTTAGCTAGCCGCCAAGCATCAGTATTAAACGCTCAAGCTGAATATGCAGAAGCTACAGCTACCTTGAATGCGGCTAAAGCGCATCTCGCGAATGTCCGAGCCACAAACGCAGAAACCCAAGCTAAATTTGGTGCAACTGCGGCAGCTACACGTTATGCACAGGCACAAGCAGCAGTAACTGCTGCTACAAATGCACAAACCGCTGCTCAATCAAGACTCTCAGCAGCTTCTTCTTTGGTTGGCAGTATTGGCAGTCGAGCATTAGGACTTATCGGCGGTCCAATTGGCGCAATTACCCTAGGTGTATCCGCTCTGGCTGCAACATATACTTATTTTAAAGGTAAGGCAGAAGAAGCGAATAGAACACTTGCTGAACAAGCCGAAGTGGCTAACCGTACTGCTGAAGAATTAAAAGGGTTAAAAGGTGAGGCAAAAACCAAAGCTATTAATGACTTAACAACGGCCTTTAAAGCTCAAAATGAGGAGTTGAAAAAAACAGAATTGGCCGTTGGTTCAGCCTTAATTGATATTCAAAACTTCGGTAAAGGCAATGTTGAACTTACAAGGATTTCTAATGAAGCTCGATTGGGCACAATTAGCTACAAGGAGGCTATGGAGCAACTTGCTAAACAGAAGTTACCCCCAAGCTTAAGAGATGCATTAAAGGAGCAAATCGACAAATACAATGAGGCTTATGAAAAGGCTGATAAGACGAAAACAGCCATTAAATTGTTTGGTATCGAAGTTACCTTAACGGGTAATAAAGCCCAAAATGCAGCAATTGAGCAACAGAAGCATGCTGATGCTATCAAGAATACAAAACAGGCTGCAGATGAGGCTCAAAAGTCCTTACAGAAATTGTATGCAGATAAATTGTGGGATACGCAATTTGTCGAGATAGTAATGAAAAAGGGTTTTTCTGAGTCTCAGGCTAATGATTTATTGAAGCTTTATAAAGATTCATTAGCTAAGGGTCTTAAGGCAGCAGACCGAGAGGCTATGAAAGCATTAACGGATACTTGGAAAGCAGAAGAATCAATCAAAGCCATCACGGATGCTAGAACTGATTCTATACGGGAGCAAAACAAGGAGCTTAAAAATCAGCAAAAAGTACTAAATGTAAATGCGAAAGTCCTAGCAAATGCTTCAAAATTCGGCTTTGCAGATCTAGAGTCTAAATACAAACTCCCATCAGGAACATTATCCGCGATTCATATGATCGAATCTCGAGGTAATGCAAAAGCCTATAACAAAGAAACCGGGGCCACTGGTGGATTTCAGTTTCTCGAAGGTACTGCCAAGCAATATGGCATAAAAGACCGCACTGATTTAGCACAGTCTGCTGAAGGTGCGGCTAAGTACATGTCTTATCTTTTGAAGCTTTTTAAAGGTGATTTAGAAAAGGCTGTACGTGCATACCATGCAGGTGAAGGCAATGTAATGAAGGGTAAAGGTATTGGTAAAAATAATAATCAATACTGGAAAGACTATCAAAGTTACATGGCTGGTATTAATGGCTATTCTGCTGGTGATATTTCATCAAAAGACTTTGATAAGCTTATTCAAGATACCACTAAAATGGCCGAGGAGCAGGCAAAACTTCGCCTTCAATTAGAAAATGAGGTTGCTAATCAAGTAAAAAAGATTAGGAATGATCTGGCCAAAAAACTTGAGGATGTTGATAAAGCTAACTTTAGCCCGGAACGTAAGGCTGAAATAAAAGCAGAACTTCAAGCACGTGCAGATAATGATATTGCTATTGCTGAGCAAGCTACAAAGACTAAGTTTGATTCATTCCGTGATTTCACCAAGTCGGAAGAGCAGCTTTTAAAGGACAGTTTTGCAAAACGTCAATTTGAAGCCGAACACGACTTAGAGATGACAAAAGAACAGCGTAAAGAAGCTGTTAATTTGTTAGCTCAACAGTTGCAACAAGAATTAGGTTTACTAAAACTTGCTCAAGAGCAACGTTTGTTTCAAGCTAAATTATTCTTGCTTTCAGAAACTGAGGCAATGCAAGAACGCTACCGATTGGAGCGAGAAGAAATTGCTAAAACAGTAAAAGATGAGGAGGAAAAACGTAAGCGACTGGCATTATCACGTGATCAAGAACGATTAGAAGCACTTGATCGTGCAGCAAAAGCTGGTCAAGCATGGGGTGGTATTCAAGCTGATATGAATGGCAGTGGTGAGTTCTATAGACTAGATCAAGAACGATCTAGCCGCCTAAGTGCCGCGACAAATCTACTTGATAGTCAGCAAGGTGTGGTTAATTTAAATGAACAAAATTCTATTGAGGCTTTAAATGCACAATTTGAGCAACAGCTTATAAGTCAGCAGGATTACGAAAACCAGAAAACTGCGATCATTCAAGCTGCTCAAGAGCAACGGAATCAAATTTACAGTGATTATGCTCAGAACGTTAAGGACGTTGAAGACAAGTATCAACAAGATCGATTAAACGCTCAGATTGCCCTTGGTGGACAAATGATGGGTTCAGTCACTTCGATGTTTGGTTCAATGTTTGGTGAACAGTCCAAAGCCTATAAGCTCATGTTTGCTGCAGATAAAGCTTATGCAATTGCAGCTGCAGGTATTGCCATCCAGCAAAATATCGCAGCTGCTTCAAAAGCTGGTTTCCCTTATAACTTGCCTTTGATTGCTGGAGCCGTTGCACAAGGTGCTAGCATTATTGCTAACATCAGGGCAATTAAAGATCAAGGCTTTGCGGACGGTGGTTTCACTGGTCGAGGTGGGAAATATGAAGTTGCCGGTGCTGTGCACAAAGGCGAGATCGTAGGGTCCCAAGAAGATATTAAACGCTGGGGTGGTGTTGGCTTAGTTGAGAAAATGCGTAAGAGCTCAGGCCCTGAAGCATTCCTCAACAATAATGCTTCAGCTGATAATATCATGCGCCGTGCAATGATGAGCTCTAATGCTTTTATAGAAAGCCAAAAGCAATCTGACATCTTCAATCAACCGGTTCAAGATGGCCAGATTATTTATAAGGGTAATAGTCGTGTACCTACTGCTTCTTCAGCAAGCTCTGATCTATTCCACGACGGAAAAGTTTACTTCTCTTCAAATGGTTTAGTTCAGGATCGTTCAAATCTTGATGACATTCAGGATTTCACCTTAGGGCAATCTACACGTCCTCAAGCTGAGATTATGCCTTCTTTTGAGCCATCTTCTCCGATTATCAATTTCAAAATTGAAGTTGTGAATCAGGTGAGTGGGGCAACAGTGGAAGCTGAACAACTGGATGAGAATACAGTCCGGATCATCGTTAAAGAGGAGTTGGATAAACAACTTCCAAAAGCAGTGCCTAGAATTGTAGGTGATCAAATTGGAAATCCAAACTCAACTATTAGCCGCTCTTTGACAGAGAATACGACTACAAGACGAAATCGATAGTTTTAAAGTTACAGGTATAAGGAGGGAAATGTTAATGCTATGTATCGAAATGCATTTAAAGCGGTGGGTATAAGGAGAAAAGAGCTGTTGACAGTGTAAACACCTAGTCTCTTCTAAAACCTATTGACAGCCAATATTATGAAAGGACCACCTTCGGGTGGTTTTTTTATGCCTATGTTTTCCAAAGTAGGAAAAATGAATAAATGACATTTTTTTGAAATGAAACAATAAGAGCACTTAAAAAGCAAAAACCCCAGTGTTGGCGCACTGAGGTTTTCAATTCAACTCAACCAGTGAAAGTTAAGGAGAAGCATTACTATGAATAAGCATACATCAAAATCGGAATTAAAGGTAGATGGAAAAATGAGCGAAAAAGGTGCAGATCGTGTAGGACTAATACAAGCATTAACATATTTGGGATTAGTCCTTGGAATTATTAGCGTTGCAGTTATATTAGCCTTGAAATAATTGCAATTGTTTCTGGTACCGCCTACGGGCGGTTTTTTATTACCTGAAGGAAAGTTATGTACAAGTTAAAGCTAAATCCTCAAACAAATGGCTATGGCGTAACACCAGGTGATGATGTAAAGCGTCAGCAAATGGACGGTGGACGCGGACGCTATTACATCGATGTAAAACGTAATAGCCATATTGTCGATGTGAACTGGAATTTAAGCAAAACCGATTTCAATAAAATGATGGCCTTCTGGCGTGTCTATCAGAACAAGCCAGCCTCGTTTTATGCGGATCTGGTCATTGACCAAGGAGCACGTCAACAATACCAATGCAATTTCATACCGAACTCGTTCAAGACCAATGAGGTGAATGGAAATCTATACCGGGTAAATGCTCAGCTCGAAGTTGTTCAAAACCAGCCGAACCTTACTGCTGATCAGGTACTTATCAAAGATTGGGAGGTCTAATGGATAACGAATACGCCAAGTTCTTTCTTAATCGTAAAGTCGATATCTATCAACTGGAGTGTATTGAGTTATCACATTCATCATTTCTAAAAACTTATCGGGTTGTTCGCAATGATGATCGGGGCGTCTATGTGCAGCATACAGAAGGAGCAGGTCAGGTTTTTTACGAATACCTGCCAATGTCAATTCAAAGATCTGGAATGCTGGGGGATCTGGACCAGACCTTAACCGTTTCAATTTCCGGACTGGGTGATGTGTTGCCGGATGAGTTTGAGCGGGTAATTGAAGGGCAATATTCAGATGTTAAGCCTAACGTAAATTATCGGCTCTATAGTTCAGACAACTTGAATACACCAATCCATTATTTGTTAGGACTGAAACTTACAGGCATATCAATGAATCATAAAGCTGTAACATTCAAGGCTGAATCACCACGATTAAATACCGCGAAGACTGGAGATATTTTTGCTCTGGATCGCTTTAGTGGTCTGAAGGGGGCTGTATGAAAAGTCATGATCATTTGCTTGATAAGCAATATGACGAAGAGCAATACAACTGCGTTCATTTTGCCCATGAAGCTGCAATGGATCTCTACGGAATAGATCGTAGCGAAGCTTTGGATTTATTCATGCAACCTAAGGGCAAAATTACATTCCTGCCATCAAGATTAAAACTCTTAAATCCGCTGCCCATGCCGAAGGAGGGCTGTATTGTCGCCTTCCATCCAAGACAAAGAAATAAGCCCCCACATGTGGGGCTTTTTCGTTTAGGTCGTGTTCTGCATCTGATGGAAGGTGGAGTCACTTATTTAGCTGAAGACGTTATCAGAGCAATGGGGTTTAGTCGGGTCAGTTACTATGATTAAGATTATTTATAAACAGGATCCTTTGTCTGAAGAAAAGACAGTGGAACATGCTCATACCATAGGGCAATGGCTAACTTCCAAATACGAATCTATGCCTGAACATGTCCGTATTTTTCATACATCAAGCAATATGGATCATGCGGAAATTTCATTTGCCAATGAAGTTACACCTAAGAATGCTCATGACTTAAAACAGCTCGATTTCTTACCTGGTACTTTCATTGTGATTGAAAACCCGAAAGGTATGCCAGCGCTTATTGCGGCAATCGTATCTATTGTTTTAAGTGTGGCGGTTGCATTTTTAATGCCCGCACCATCGATTGCTCAAACCAATCAGAATAACAACCAATCCTCATCTGCAAATAACGAACTTTCTAATCGTGAAAATAAGATGAGGGTAAATGGTCGTATTACGGATAACTATGGTGCTGGATGGAATACACCTGATCTGATTGCAGTTCCTTACAAGGTTTATGAAAACAATGTTGAAGTTGAGCATATTGTTGGCTGCATTGGTCGTGGCTACTATCAAATTAATGGCGCTTATGATGGTGAAACCAATATTGTTGATATTGCTGGAGCATCAGTAGAAGTCTTCCGTCCAGGCGTCGATATTGTTTCTGGACAACCTTATTTTTCTGTTGGTACTGAAATTACCACACCGCCTTTAACTGTTCAGCATCAAAACTCAGTGAATGGCCAGATCTTGCGTCCTGCAGATACTCAAAGTCTGGAAGGCACAAATTATCTTATTTTTGCTTATCCAAACGAGATATTACGAGCATCTGCAAACAATACCGATTTAACGACTAAATTTGTCAGCAATGACCGCGTAGAAATTACTAATGCTTCATTTACCTATAACGGGCAAACATACGATTTAAACGGTACTTATAGCGTCTTATCAGTTGCTGATGATCGTATGACGTTATCAAATCCTGCTGCAATTAATCCAAACTGGTTAAAGCTAAAAGAACTCAGTAACCAGCAAACAGGTGCTTTATCTCCAAAGCTTGCATCGATTGGTGAAAAGTGGATTGGCCCGTTTATTCTGGACAATCTCGAGCGTAGTCGTGTCATTTTTAACTTTGTAGCCAGTAATGGACTTTATACGGTATCAGCAGGCGGCAATCAGGCAGCGGTAAACGTTACGCTTGAAGTTGAGGTCACACCGGTGAATGAATCGGGTGCAGCCATTGGTAATCCAATGCTAAAGCAGATCATTCTGAAAGGTTCAGCAAAGTCACGGCAGACTATTGGTGCAACGCTGGATATGGTCACATTTCAGGGGCGTTGTAGTGTCCGTGCACGCCGTTTAACACCTACACCTGCTGTTGAAAGTGTAGTGGATGAGGTGAAGTGGCAAGCACTTTACGGAGCATTCCCGCTGCAAAGCACTAAATATGAGTATGAAACGGTTTTTCGTGCACGTACTTATGCAACTACCGGTGCGCTTGCAGTTAAGTCGCGCAAGATCAATTTTGATCTTCAGCGCATGTTACCCACTTATAAAAATGGAGCAATGACGACGGAGTTATTTCCAACTTCAAGCTTTGCTGATGCACTGGTCTCAATGGCGTTGGATGACAAAATCGGACGCCGTACGATCGATGAAATTGATATAGAAAATATCTATCGCACTTATAACGATATTGTCGACTACTTCGGTACACCGTTAGCTGCAGAATTTTGTACTACCATTGATGATACCAATCTCTCCTTTGAGGAGCTGGTCACTAACCTTTGTGATGCTGTGTTTTGTACAGCATACCGGCAAAACAATAAGCTCAAGATCTATTTTGAACGGCCAACAGATAACTCGGTGTTGCTGTTTAACTTCAGGAATATCATTCCGGATAGTTATAAACATGATCTTACCTTTGGTGTAATGGATGATTACGACGGTCTGATCTATGAATACACGGATCCGACCGATGATAGCCGCATCAATATCTACTTGCCGGATAAAGGAGCCAAGAACCCAAAAGAGGTGAAATCGGTAGGTGTACGTAACAAGTGGCAAGCACATTT